TCCATCCCGTCAGGACCGGCCTGAAGGGGCTCGGCAAGGAACACTTCCGGGCCGGCAAGAATCGTCTGGATCGTGCGATGCGCCCGAGCAACATCCAGCTCGTAAGAGTCCACCAGGTCAGCGGCGGTTCCCTGCTCAATGGCGGCCATAGCTTTCTCAGGCTGAACCCAGCCGCGATCCGCGTAAGCCATCACGCGCTGCTCAAGTGCCTGACGGGTACGGGGCTCAATGCTTTCAGGGAACACCGTCACATCCACCTGCGAGCGAAGCTGCGCCCCGGTGAAGTCCTGAATACTCTCCGGGCCGAACCTGCCGTTGATATGGATAAGACGAGGCTCGCTGTAATGCTCAGCCACCAGTGTCAGGCAGTGACGCATCAGCCGCGAATGGAACTCCGCAAGGCGCTGAACGAAAGCCTGGCGAGCAGCGTTGTCGCGCTCAATGAGAACCGACAGGGCGCGGCCAGAGGCATCAGCCGGCGTGTCGTTCTGCGCGGAGATCCTTTGCATATCCCCCAGGGCTTCGCTCTTAAGCTGCGAAAGCTCCTGCGGGATCGGCGGCGTCGGCCTCCACTCAGGCTTCAGGCCGTTCACCGGGTTATAGACAAACACCGCGCCGGGCTGATCGGTGAGCCGCTGACGCTTCGGGAACGCGCCAAGAGGAGCGAACACCTGCGGCATCAGCGCCATGTTCTTCCACTCGATCTGCTTATTCGTCGCGTCGTTGATTGTGCGCTGCGCGTCCAGCAGGTGCCTGACGAGCCCCTGGTCGCGGTCAGAGTCCGGGTCAAGGATGTAGCTGAGCTTGTGCAGCACCGGCTCATCCACGATCCCGCCCTTACCGTCACTGAACGGGTAAGCCTCCGGGGGGGTGATGATCTTGCCGTTAGCGATGCAGTACCGCCGCCCCTCCGGGTACTCCGCGCAAGGGCGCTCAAGGTAGTCAGTGACCATTACGAGGTCACGCTTGTCCTTATGCTCGCCCACCACGTACTCCGTGGAGGCGTCCGGCGTGACCTTCGTGCCGGGAATGAAACCGGGCAGCGCCTTGACCTGCTCAACGCTCATGGCTCTACGCACGATGTACCAGCGGGCATCCTCAAAGCGCACACCCGGCTCCCAGCCAACCTCGTTCGGGCCAAGAACCTCAATCCGCACATCGCCCAAACCAACAACCTGCCCGTTCTCATCCTTCACGAACGGGGGAACACTTGAATCCCAGTACGGCCAGGCGAAGCCCTCGTCGGCTACGACAGCGTAAGTGACGACCTGCTCGGTGACGGTGCGGATCTGCCACTCATCAAAGCCGTAGTAGGCAACCTTCTGGGCGACAGCGGCAGCCGACACATCATCCGGGTCACTGGTGGACGGGTTCACCGAGTAGGACGGAACACGCTGGGTAGCGTAAGCGACCTCCTGCCGGACAATCGGCCCAATCAGGTTGCGGGTCGTACGGACCCGGTGGCGGGGCTTGCCGCCCTCACCAAAGAGAACACCCTGCTTAACCAGCCAGTTCTCCTTGTTGCGATAAACGTACTGGTTGCCGCGCCAGAAGCTCAGGCACTCATTACGCTCAGGTGCCTTATCGTCAATCTGCTTCTTACCCTTGTCAATGCGCTCACTGATCGCCTTCGGCACATCCTGATTGAGCCCAATGGCTTTCTTGAGGTCGTCAATAACGGCCATCAGTCACCCAGCATTTCTTTCGCCATCGTGAAGTCCTCATCGTCGTCAAACTCCACGAAATGCCGGGGCAGCTCAACATCAAGAGCTTCCTGGGCCTGAACCGCGTTAGCGGTCATGGGGTCTTGGATTCTTTGCAGCAGCGAAGCGCGGTCAGTGGCCGCAGCTTCACGCTCCCGCTCAATCAGGCGGGAGAAAGCAAACTGCTGATATGCGATAACGGCAAACGCCAGGGCAAGCCCGGCAAACAGGTAAATCAAGCCTTCGCCTTCGGTTTGGCCGGCTTGCGGCCCGGACGCTTACGCGCCGTGAACCCCGCCGACTCCATTACGTCAATCGCCTCAATGCGCTTATCGGCCTCGGCAAGTTCCAGTTCAAGCTCCTCAACCCGAGCCTCAAGACCCGCGACCTTCCCCTCAGCCTCATACTCCATGCCGAGCTTGCGGGCAACCTCCTCGATGTAGCTGACCGACAGGTACACCCTCGGATCCACCAGTGCCGGGGTCAGGAGAGTATCCACGAAACCCTTAGCGTCCTGGTCGCTCATCGTTGCGATGCAGTGACCGGGGGGAAGCTCACACCTGTCCACCACCACCAGCGCATCGTCCTTCGGCACAACGGCCATCAGTAATCCTCCATTTCGTAACCCTGCCTCACCGCGAACTCCCGCGTCTTAATCGCAGCAGTCACAGCGAAACCCATCGGGTCATTCAACATTCTTGACCGGACTCGCCCCGACGCTGGGGCAAACACCGCCCGGTAAAGCCCGCCCGTCACCGGAACAAACACTGAGCAGGCACCAGCATCCAGAAGATCCAACGCCTCGTCATACTGAGGGGTAAAGAGATTCACCCCAGCTCGCCCATAGGCCCGGACTGGATCTGATACTCCAGCATTTCGTTCTCCCACTCCGGGTCGTAAGTATCGGGAATCCATCCGAGCTGCTGGCGGGGCTCCTCCATTTCCTCCAATGGCTTCCACGCTCGCGCCATCAGCGCGTACCTCAAAGCATCCAGGCGGTGATCGTTGCCCTTGATCGGCTTGATAACCCCATCCTCGCGGGACTCCAGCGCGTAATCATCAGCCTCAGCGCGAAGGCCACGACACTCAGGGTTCACCTTAAGCCGGCCCTGCTCAATGCGCTGCTTGACCTGGAAGAACCCGGCCTCAAAGTTGTTCTGCCCGTTCTGCGTCGGGATCCCCTGACGAATCAGCTCCGACTGCACCGTGTCGCTATTGACCTGCGCCCGCTGGCGGGAAGCCGGGTCAATGACGTAAATGCACTCGCGGATCCCCCACTTCTTGTTCGTGCGCTTGATCGCTTCCGCGTACTCAACCGGGGTTAGATCCTGAAGCAGTACCTCGTCAAAGACGTAGGCCACGTTGTCCTTATCGAATCCGACCCAAACCATCGCCGCGTTTCGGATTCCAGGGTCAATCCCCACAACAACGTCCCACACCTGCCGATTAGCAGCAGACTCGTTCCCTGACCACTTTGCGGTCTGGTTTGTGTACCACTGCGTCCACCCACCCTGCCGTCCCTTCTTGTTAGGTGGATACGGACCGGGGGTAACGCACTTCTCAAACTCGGGATAAGCCAACCCTCCAATGTCAATGAAGTCACCGAACTCCACCGCCCGTCGCCAAACATCCGGCTGAGCGTCAAGGGCAGCCTTCACGCCCTCCTTAGAAAGCGTCGGGTTATCGTGGATTGAACCCCGGATAACCGTTATGTCCGGGCTCTCGCGGTTCTTGTAAATCTCGCGGCGAACCCAAGTCGTGTTCGTCGTCAAGGGAGTCATGGCGAACATCTCAAATCCGTCGTACTGCGCCAGGCGCACCTTGCACTCGCGCCTAATCTCCCACGGCGGCGGCTCGTCATACCCCACCAGGTGCATCGAGGAACCCGCAAACATTGAGGGATCCTGAACGTAAGTCTTGAACTCAATCCATGAGCCGTTAGCGAACTGAAGCATCCCGAGCTGCTTGTGATACGCCTTAGCGAACGACCCGCCCTTCAACGCTTTCGGAGGACACCACAACCGCAGCTCAGGCAGGATCACAGTCTCAAGCACCTGAAACGACGGACACACCAGCCGGCACTTCGTACCCGGATAATCCGTGTTCACGCCCGGAGTCCACTTCTTGAACTCCATCATCCACTCAGGCACCCACTCCGGGTCCAGGCACTCCACAATCGTCCTCACCAGCAGAGCAGTCGTCTTACCGAACCTGTTACCCGCAAACGCCGCGATAATGCGCGTCTGAGCGTTCCAGAACGCGACCTGCTGCTCATTGTCAGCACGAACCTTGTAAAGCGGATTACCTTCAATCCGCTCATCAAGCTCCTGAAGAAGCCTCTCAGCTTCCTCACGCTGCTCAGGAGATAGCCGGTCCAGCACCCCCTCGGGAACCTGCACTACCGATCCTTCAGCTTCTTCTCCAGCATCGCCTTCGTATCAAAAGGCTTACCCTCAGAATCCTTCTCCTCGGGCTTATCTTCAGGCTTCTCCTCAGCGTCCTCGACCCCAACGGCCTTAGAGCCCGCCAAAGCCAGGATCAGCTTCTTGATCTCCTGCTCAGAGAACGTAATGCCGGCCATCACGGCATCCTGTCGTAACGCGGCAAACGAGTCGGCTTACCGGGATACGAACGCTTCGGAGGATTAGTAGTCGCAATCGGGCCGCGCTTCTTCTCCTGCCGGCGCTGACGGGCAAGCTCCCGAAACATATCCCTACGCTTCCGAAGCTCGTCCTTACCCAGCTTGCCAGCCGGAACCTCAATCACGCGATTATCGCTCTCACCCTTCGTGTCGTAACCCTTACGAAACATCACATCCCCCTCGGAGGGCCAAAGTTGTACCCCGGCTTACCCGCAAACTGAGCAGGCTTACGCGGCGCGTACCCCGGCTTATCAGCAAAAGAACCACCGCCAGGACGAATACCAAAAGCAGGATCAACCTTCGGACGCTTCCCGCCACCCTTCCGACTGTCATTACGCAAAGCCACAAGACGACGCAGCAAATCCACCTTCGACTTCATCGAAGGATCAGGCCCAAGATTCTTCCTCACAGCACCAGCAGCAACCCGCTTCATAGGGTCCATCACTTCTTACCCTTCTTCCGCGCCAAACGACGCTTCGCGTTCTTCTTACTCAACATCCGGCAAGAACCAGGCGCACACGGCTTAGAACCCGGCACCCGCCCATAACCAGCCCAGCAGTCACAAGCCATTACTCCACCGTCCCCCTACGAGGATCAGCACCCTTATACGGAGCCTTATAGCCCTTCGGCAACCCGCCAAAATGACGTTTTGCGTTCTTACGCTTCAGCCCACGACGAACAAGACGCTTAAACGCCCTATCCCGCTTCTCGTAATAGCTCTTAGACTTCATCGGACCTGGCATCAAACACCCTTCTGAGCCACACAAAGGCTCTCTAACGACACCACAGAAAAAAAACGACCAACCACCCAACGGAGTCCCACAACACCCTCAGAAGGGTTCATTTACCCCCACCCCCCCTTTTAGAATGGAAAATCTCTGGAGGTCAGGAGATATATAT